CGTGGCAGCAAGCGAAGCAAATCTTATTGAAGACCTAATCCACAACGCTAATGCCTCTGGGCAGCGAATGCTCGAGAGGCGTATGTCGGAACTGGCGATCTGGTTCTATAAGAACAAGGGCCGCATCCCTAGCGATAACCTAGCGGGTCGCCAAGCCTTCCTTGAGAAAGCATTCTGGATACAATTAGAGATCATGGCCCTACTTGCAGAGCGCTGCCAAGAGGTAGAGGCTATGAGGCGAGGGCAGTCGATGCTATGGCTGCCTCGAGGTATTGAAGTCAATGGGAGTGTGAAGGAATTTGGCTAATCCTAGAAATCTTGAGCTAATGGATCGTGCCAGGGAAGCTAGCGTCATTGAGGCGGCTGTTGGCCCCTATGTGCAGGAGAGAATTAGTAGGATTGTGCAGCAACTCGTTGCGCACTATAGAGGTGGCCAGGCTACTCATGATCTTATGCTAGGTGGAATAGCAGGCATATCCGAACTGATGGGGATGATGAGCGATCTGGAGAACAAGCAACAGCAGGGTGTTGTTGCTTCAAATAGGGAGATGAGTGGTGATCCTGCCGCGCGAACGTCCTGAAGACGAAGATGATGATGCTGTCGGTGGTTTTCCTGAAGATGGCGACCCCCTCGAATTGGGTAATGAGGGAGATGAAACACCTCCAGCAGCGCGCAAGAAAGAGGAGGATGATCCTCTAGCAGGCTTGCAGCGCCAGATTGAGGCTCTGCAGCGTGATAATGAGTCGCTGAAGCGCCAGCTTCCGCCAGCCACAGCCAAGCCAGTAGTTGAGACTAAGAAGGACGAGACGGACTGGAACAATCTGCTGTTCACTGATCCTGCGGGAGCGGTTGCAAAGATCAAACAGGAGGCCAAGGAAGAGGCCACCCGCGAACTGACTCAGAACTACAATAAGGCTGAGTCGTCCAAGGCCTTCTGGCGTAAGTTCTATGCCAAGAATAAGGACTTGAGGGGCGACCATGACCTAGTTGAGGTCACCCTAAATAGCAACTTGTCCACCCTCGCTAATGTTGAGGTTGATACGGCAATGGAGCGCCTCGCGGACTTGACGCGGCAGCGCATTTTGCGTTACACAGGGAGTGCATCGTCCAATCGGGGCAAGAAGGCAAGGGCGGAAGGATCTGAACCTCCAACTCCTAAGAAACAGGAAGAGGAAGTAGATGAGCCTGTACGCTTAAGCGACATTATTAAGGCTCGGCGAGCAAAGCGAGCCTCGGCGGCGTGAGGAGACTACGATGGCTCAGTTCACTTGGACCTTTGATGCCCCGACAGGCACCTACAAGAACCATAGGCTGTCGGCCAAACTGTGGGACGCTGCAGTACAAAACAGCGTCTTTGTAGATCACACCCGTCCTGTAGATGGCTACGGCAGAAATGCCGGTGAAAGTGTGACCCTGGTTCGAGTGAGGAATATCACCGAACCTACCTCGGCGGACCTTGATGAGAGTATGCGCATCCCCGAGGATGAGTTCGATCTCAGCACCAGGCAGATCACTGTCAAGGAGCTGGGTAGGTCGGTTCCATTCACCAACCTGGCAAACGATCTCTCGAAGTATGATGTCGAGAACCCAATCCAACGCAAGCTGCGGGACCAGTTGAGACTGGTCATGGATACCAAGTGCTCGGTAGCTTTCAAGAGTGCCCAGGTCAAGTATGTGCCCACCGGCGCTGCTTCCAATAACATCACTACCAATGGCACACCTGGTGCAGCAGCTACTTCGAACATGAATTTCTTCCATGTGGAGGAGATAAGGGACTACATGTTCGACACTATCCATGTACCTCCTGTAGAGGGTGACAACTACGTTGGCATCTTCCGCACCTTGGGGCTGCGAGGCCTTAAGCGCGATACCAAGTGGGAGGAGTGGCACAAGTACACTGATCCCCAGGCAAAGTATACTGGAGAGGTGGGCCAGATCGAAGGCATCCGCTTCATCGAGACTAACCATGCCCGCGCCCTTGGGAAGATTGGCACTGCTTCAGTGCTTGGTGAGGGAGTCGTGTTTGGTGAGGATGGTGTTGTCCTTGCTGAGGCGATGACCCCTGAGCTAAGGGCGGCGATCCCCGGTGACTTTGGCCGGTCCAAGGCAGTGGCGTGGTACGGCATCCTGGAGTTTGGTATCGTCTGGGATACGGGCAACGCTGGCGAGGCCCGCATAGTCCACGTCTCCAGCACCTAATCGGAGGCCGCAATGGCTTATACGCATCAACAGGTTGAACAGCAGCTGGCTGTGGCAGTGTCAGTTGCTACCGCCGATCCTCTGGCAGGTGCTAGGTGGTTTCCTGGCTATCAGAAGATCAAGTGTAGGGCCATCTGGGCGGTTGTGACCACTCAGATTGCCACAGCCACTCTGACACTCACATTTAAGTTCCGTCCCACACCTGGGTCGGCATCAGGTGAGATTGTCATTGGCACACTTACCCTCCCCGTAGGTGCACTTGTCGGGAAGAGTTACTACAAAGATGTGGCTCTTTTCGACATTCCTTGTCCACCAGGTGGCGAGGTGGTTGTCCAAGCGGCAGGTGGTGCGACTGGCAACGCTACGGTTGGCATCAACTATGAGCCGACTTGGGAGAACCCTGACAACAACGCTAACATGATCCTGAGTGCCTAATGTCATTCACCCTCAAGGTTCATGACTACAAGCGGCGCAGGGACGGCAACCAGGCCGTCCTTGTGCGTGTTCAGCCCTATGTTCGCCTCAAGAATGGCGAGGAAAGTCCCCCTATCTTTGTCCAATCGGGCAAGTTTTGGGCTGAAGGGGGCGATGAGATCGATGAGGATGATCTGCCGGATTGGGTCGCTGGCGAGATAGCCAAGATGAGCAAGACGGCCAAGCGTGAGGCAGGCCTCGAGGTAGAATGAGCATAGCGGTTACATCTACCTTCGTTGAAGAAGGTATAATGGCCTTCGAGTGGGCCGGCATTCTCAACGCTGAGAACGGCAATCCTATACAGGCAGCTAAGTGGCCTACAAAGGCAGTTCATGTCAGTGGTACACTGGGAGTTGGCGGCTCTGTATCGATCCAAGGATCTAACGACGGGTCAAACTGGGTGATCCTGAGAGATAGCCTTGGTGTAGCGCTGACCTTTACTGCTGTGCCTGGCCTCCGAGACATCATGGAGAACCCCCAGTTTATCAGGGCGGTTGTAACTGCAGGGGACGGAACTACCAACTTCAAGGTCAGGATAATTGCCTCTTAGCAATGCCAGAGAACTTAAGGAAGATGTGCTATTCCGAGCTTCTGAACCGCTAAGCGGCTCGGGATGGAACAGTAAAGTTATGGACTATATGAATAGGGTCTACCGGACCCTATGCACTGGGGCCTCCGAGTTTCTGCCTGAGTATACTGAAGATTGGTGGTGGATGCGTAGGACGGATAACCTCCTCCTAGACCCATCCTACAACACTGGTACAGTGGCTGTTACAGCAGCATCCCCCACCATCACTTTTTCAGCCCCTCCAGCTCAGAGCATGGTTGGTAGGAGGATACGCTTCAGGGAACATCCCGATGTGTTTGTGATTGCCTCCCACACAGGTGGGGTGGCCGCCGCTACGTTGGATCAGCCCTATACAGGTTCGACCAATAGTGCTCTGTTGTTCGACTGCATGAAGACAATCTACACGTTGTCAGCATCAGTTCAGGTGTTGATGAGTCCTATTGTAGCCTTTAGAGGGACGGAGCGTATCTATGGACTTTCACCTGAGAGAATGGACGAGCTATGGCCGCTTCCCAGACTACGAACCGGAGCCCCCGAGGCTTTTGCCTTGGAGAACGAGACAACTGTCAGGTTTAGCCATGGTGGCCGTAATGACGGCGTTACTATGCGTGTTGAGTATCGTTATCGCCCTATAGTAGCGGACCTCACCGATAGCATCTCAAGCATACCTCTTGTCCCTGCCCAGTGGATGCATCTGATAGCAGATATGGCTCTAGTGTATGTACTGCTGGACAAGAATGATGACAGAAGCAACGCAGCGGCCTTGGGAGCCCGCACCGGCCTATCAGCTATGCTCAAAGAGAATAGGCGGCGGGGCAACAAGGTAGATCAACATGCAGGTCATATATTCACTAGACCTGCAAATAGATGGCTGCGGCACCAGACTGATGAGTAGTTATGGCGTACAGAGGCAATACTGCCAGACTTCCGGTTGGTGCTCAGGGGTTCACGGGCACTAAGAACCCCAGCCAGGCTGGCCCTGGCCATCTTACCTTTACCGATGGCGCTGAGTTAGATGCTAACATCATCCGAAAAGAGGGTGGTGCTCAGAAGCTTAACTCATCGAGCATGGCGGCAGTGGTGGTCAGCGGCATCAGCTGGGACCCTACTGCAGGCGTTCATCATGATGTAGTATTCCTCAGTACTGGGGCAGTCAAGCGCGACACTGGCGCTGGCACATTCCCAGATACACTCGTTAGTGGGCTGACTAACGTGAGAGAGCCACCTCCATACTTTGTAGCGGCAGGTGGTGAAACTATTGGAGGCTCTAGGAAACTATTCCTATTTAGCGCTCCAAATCAAGTGCAGTTCGTCGCAGGGGCTGGCGGCGTTATGGCTAACATCCCTACTCCTCCGGCGGATTGGTCAGCAGGTAGCTTTCCAACATTTGGAGTACAACATGCCGGAAGACTCTGGGGGGGAGGTAATGCCAGCGATCCTCATCGTGTTTATTATAGCACTCTTGGCAATCATGGTGATTTTAGCGGTGCAGGTTCCGGCACACTACCCATCTATCCCGGTGAAGGAGAGAGGCTCGTTGGAGGAATATCCTTTAGGAGGGAAGCATTAGTCCTCTTTAAGTACCCAACAGGCATCTATGTGGTCAACACAACTGACCTGACACCTGCTAATTGGAGGGTTGAGAAGTTAACTAAGGCTGTCGGGACCCTCAGTCAGCATACTATAGTGCAGATTGAGAATGAAGTGATCTATATGGATCACATAGGCAATATCCATGCTTTGAGTGCAACGCAGGAGTTCGGTGGGATTAACTCAAGCGATCTTAGCAAGATTGCCACCCTCGAGCCTTTCATCCGCACTGATATTAACCGCGCCGCTATGAAGCGATGCGTAGGAGTATGGTATCCCTCCAAGCGGCAGGCTTGGTTCAGTTTGCCTCGTCTAGGGACGACGGATAACAACCTGCGGATTATCATAGGTTTTGAGCAGTTCGATCAGGGAGGAAAGCCATCGCCTCGCTTCTTCATGTCCAGGAGGGATGTGGCAGTATCTATGTGGATGCGGCCTGATCCTGACAACATCCAGAAGCCGGCTATAGGGGATGAAATAGGGCATGTTTGGAACCTCGATGGGCTATCGAGAAACAAAGCGGGAGTGGCCTATCCTATACGAATAGAGACAGCCAATACAGACCTGGCATGGCTAGATGAGCAGCTGGCAACTAAGGCTAAGTCGGCCCAGTTCCTCGAGCTTACCACTGAGCCGCGGGGGGATTGGGACTTGACAGTTGAGGTGTATTTCGATGATATTCAGTCAGACGTGCTGCTATACAATATGGGAGGATCAGGTTCGGTAATTGGCTCCTTTACGCTGGATACAGACAGACTGGGTAGCGATGCTGTGACATCAGATCGAAAGAAGTGCAACGGTAGCGGGCGTCGCATCAAGCTGATCGCCTATAATACTGGCCTCGATCAGGATGTCAGCATTGCCGAGTTCTTCCTCAGCTTCCAAGCAATGGATGAAAGGATCAGGGAGAACTAAATGACAACCTTTACATGGGTCCAAAGACCCGACTATGTTATCTTCGACAGCGAAGGTAATATCAAGGAGATGTTCTGCAAGGTGTGTGGCGATGTGATCGCTGCACATGAGGATCGACTCAAGGAACGCAAAGTAGGGTGGGGTGGCAAGATTATAGAGGTCCGCCAGGCCCGCTTTACTCGCAAGAACAACTATTGCGAGCTTAAGATGGAGTTCCAAGATGGGTCGGCCCACGTCACGAATGGGTGTACTAAGTGTCTACATCCTAATCTTAGTACTGATCAGCTTTATGAGCTTCATCGTGCAGACCTGCTCCTAGATGGAGGTCAGCACACGGTTCGGAACCTACAGAGGGTGCCGATTGAGGCTGTGGCGATAAGGCAGGGTGGTGGGGGAATTGAGTAATGTCGGTAGGCCTCTATAGCCATACAACTAGGGCTATTGGCACGGTTCTGACGGCCGCTATCTACAATAGCGACCATACGAACCACATCACTAATCAGAACCCAGTGATGACGGGGGCCTATTCTGACAGCGTTGGTCAGTATCAAACCAACACTGATCCCGGAGGTGTTGGCAGTGAGTCGCTGGCCGGCAATCTTGCTGGCGAACTTGAGCGCCTCCGGTTTGCTATCAAACGAATTACTGGCAAAGCTCAGTGGTATGT